TTTCATTCACCCCTAAATGATTAGCATCACTGCGCTCAGTGAGTTAGTTGTTGCTTTCAAGAACACATTAGCGTTTCCGCTAGCGTCCGCTGTGGTGGGGGTATTGCTAAAATATACATCCCCTGCTTGGTTCTTCCTTATAACTAATACCCCTTTGGCTTGCCTACCCAATGTGTGGGTGGCAGTCAACTCTGTTCCCGAGGTTCCAAAAGTGGCAGAAACCGTTACACAATACACATTCTCAGTAGTGCCTATGTCCCCAAACTCTACTTGGGCATTCAGGACTTTTACTACATCCAGTATGTGGTCGTTCGCAACCTGTAGGTTCTTCTCATCAAACTTGTATAATCGTCTCAAAGGTATCTTAGGCATTGACTAATGTCTTTCCTTTCTGTACCCATTCCACAATGAGTTTGTGGACGGTGAAGGGGGTTCCCGGGTCGGAGGTTCCCACCTGTACTCTAAAAGCCCTTCCTTGTAGAGTAAAGTCTACTCTTTTCTCAATCATTCCTGTAGTATAAATGGGATTAGATAAGGGGACACTATAATTGGCTAAAACGGTAGTGTTCCAGTCCTTATACACTTGGACGCCAAGATTGTAAGACCCTCCTCTATCCACCATAACTGTTATCCTCATAATCCTCTTGGTCAGGTCAGCATTGCCCATGTCTAACCACCTGCTGACCCAATACCCATTTACCGCATTCCCGAAGTCCTCTGTAGTATTCCCATAACTTCCTATGAACCCCTGATAGTTTCCCATAAGCATAACTTCAGTCCCAATGTCTACCAGTTCATCGTAGGATTGGGGGTAAGAAGTCCAAGACAAAGTGGCACTGGCATAGGTAGTCACTCCCTGCCAAACGCCATAGGACATACAGGACACATTCATTGTAAACATAGACCAACTTTTGGTAAGGGTATCATAGACAGCCATTGTATCTCTGGTAGAACTTCCATGGCTTGCTACACTAAACATAATGTGGTCTAGTTCCCAAAAGCCCTGAACCTCAAACTGTATGGAGATAGGCCAGTTGAAACTTTCAAAAGTATGTAGCAATGGCTCGGAAATATAGGCTGGAAGTCCCTGACCCGTCCAAGCATACGCCCCTTTATCTGACATAAAGTAGATGTTGTCCTTATCATCATACCAGGCGTTTGGACCCACACACCCAATGTAAGTGCTTAACCTCAAAGGTTGAAATACTGCCATACCCCCTATGTAATAAAGAACAAACATCTTATTATGCTTCCACGCTATTATCACTTCGTTGAAGGAAGCCAAAGCAGTTATTTCATCCCCATCATCTGGGTCTAAATCCAACCAGTTTATGGCAGGCCAACTATTAGTATCCCCAGCAGAATTCCATTGAACTCTGGAGGCATACCTAGTTCCCGTAAGAGTAAAGTTACCCACCACAAGATAGTTGTAGTAGGAGCACAAAGCCCTAGCCCCACTTGGGGCGGCAGTAAGAGTTACGCAGTTAGTCCCATTGTAAGCCACGGGGGAAAAGTTTGAACCCGTATAACTAAATACAGCCGAACCAGCATAGTTATCTACTGTTATAGCATCCAGTTGAGAAGGCTTCCACGCTCCAGCAGTCACATGAACTGCGCTAAATGCCGGGGGGGTCAAGGATGTATCTACATCATAGATACTGGCTGAGGCGGTAGACGCACTAACAGAGAAAGCCAATGTGTGGGGGTATCTTTGAGAGTCCGTCCATAGGTGTAGTTTAGTGAAAGCAGCCGAACAGGGGGAAGTGGTATGAATAGCCCCAATCCCATTCCTCTTGGTCAGAGCCCCTCTGGGGGTGTAATACACATTGACGGCACTTATGGCAGCCCCATCAGGGTAGGTCATTTTGGATAGTTGCTGCTCGTCAACCATTCCTACCTGAAAGTTGTCTAATGTGAGTTTCTGATTAGGCATTAGTTATTAGCCCCCGCCTCCGGGTTGTGGAATAGGAACATTCCCAGCCGAAAGGGCAGCACTCCTATCAGTCACAACAGCCCACTCACTAACAGTTGAATAAAGCTTAAAGTTCTTTATCTTATAATTGCCATAGGCATAAACACCCACTATATAACCCCCTCCTACGGTGACATCATCGTAATAGGTATTGTAGGCTCCGGCATTGGCTCGTTCAGTTCCACTGGCTGTGGGTGTGCCTTTTATGGGGGTGACATATATTTTCCCATAACCGTATGACCCATTTCCCGCTAAATCGAAAGCCGCTCTATATGTCCCAGCAAAAGGAACTGACATTTCTTTACAAGCCGTGTATGAACCATCCGATCCCACATATTCCGTAGCCAAGCCCATAGTGGCACTTCCAACATTGGAAGTCGGAGTGACATTATAGTAGGTTGTAGCAGAGATGTTAGTGGCGCACATACCAGTTCCCGTAATGGTAGTTCCTGTTATGGTAATACCATAAATATTTCCACCTGAAATGGTGCTCCCACTAATAGTAGTAGCACACATAGAGGTAGCCGTCATTGATGTGGCTGTCAGGGGACTAGGAAGAGAGGGTTGAATGTTCAAGTAGTTAGTAGCACTAACATTTGTGGCACTAATATTGGTAGCCGACATAGTTATAGCAGTGATAGGGTCTGCGGTAAGCGAAGCGTATTGTGGATGGGGATTGCCTGAAGTAAGGTCTGCCAAAGCATTATGAGGAAACTGCTGCTCCACCCAAGTCCCAGAGCCCGCAGTGGAGGTATTTATGTATATTCTAATCCTGCCATCCGAACTCGCGGAGGCGATAGCCATCGACCCTGTTGGGGGGGCGGATATGGCTCCCGACAAAGCAGACAAAGTTCCAGTCCACACTACCCCAGCCTGCCCGGGCACGTGAGATCCAGAGTTGGCTGAAGCCAAACTTCCATGCTCTGTTGATGTCCAACTCTCTATAGCCTGCCAGTTGCCTTGGAATATTGAGGGGCTATCACTGACTTTAGTAGAGGCTTGGGGGTCTAGTTTATCCCATACCATATTATTTCACTCCTATTATGTCTTCTAACCGCTTTATCCTATCGCTCATAGCGGCTATCAAAAATGCTGTGTCTCTGGATGTCAACTCTGTCATTCTAGTTTTGTAGTATCTTGACACCCTCTTTTGGGCATTCACATAGTTACAAATCTCTTTGTAGGGTTTGGAGATGTCCTTATTGAAATCATAGTTCACTGAATAACAGCCGCCATGGCAGGGGGTATCCTGTAAGTGAGCACATTGTCCACACTGAGGATGGAAATCGACAAAGGAACTCCGGAACTCAGGCCTTGTAATCCCAGAGTCAATGTGGCCGATGCGGACTTCCTTATCCTGCCACGGGCGACTATCGTCAAACTTGTTGAATCGGTGGCAGGGATAGATTGCCCCATCAATGTCTATTCCCACATAGGTTCTTCCTGCCCCGCAAGGCCAGCAAAGGGCATTCCCCTCCATGTAGGTCTTGAAATGCTCTATCTCTACCGGTCTTCCTTCCTGCCTCAACCTAGCCATATAATCCACTATTTTATAGCATTGGTCTTCAAACTCGTGCCACTTGTGGGCATTCCAATCCCCCTCGTATACGGGGGAAAACATAACATTATTACATCCAAGGTCAAAGATATACTTAATATCTTCGAAGAAATGCTCTACCCTTTCTGCGATCGGGCTCAACCTGACCTTATAGAAAGGCCATCTTTTCAAGGCGGCGACTAGGTTCTTCTCCACTACTTTATGGGATCCCCTACCATCGTGAAACTTCCTGTATAAGTCGTGGCTCTCTTGGGTTCCATCAAAACTTACCATAAAGAATACCCTATGCTCATCTAGGAAGTCAAACTTGTCCTCTGTAAGCAATGTCCCATTGGTAGTCCCATTGAGCAGTAGCCGTATGCCTTCTGGCTTCTTCCTCTCAGCGTAGGTGGTAATAAGTTTCAGTAGTTCCCATTCCAGCAATGGCTCCCCACCCCAGAATACCACTTCTATAATCTTGTCATTGGGGTTGGGAGACATAATGGCATTGGAATACAGAAAGTCCACACAGTCAGTTGCCGTCTCAAAGGACATTGTGCCTTTGGTGCACCCGTGGGTGAAGCAGTAGGAGCAGGCAAGATTACAGGATCTGGTTAGGTTTATAGAAGCCCTATTTATGGCGTGGTACAACTATTCCTCCTTGATTGAATCGATGACTTTCTTGAACTCCCCATCCACCAAAGACACCAATGACAGCATAGAGAACTCACTCAATCTATTACTCATCTCTTGGGCTTGAAAAGCCGTCAAGATTCTCATAACATTCTGTCGTAGATTTATTAGTTCTTGTTTCATAACTTTGTCCTTTCGTATTAGAATCATTATGTAGCCGCCGTAGATGTAGCTGCTATCAGATAGAATGTGGTTCCAGAGATAGTTACTGGAACTACTCTTGCCCCACAAAACACAGTAGTCCCCACCGTAGCAGACACTCCAGTTTTGGTAGGAGCTGTCTGGGGTATCTGAAACTGAACCGCACATAAAGAGGTGGCACAAACGCTTGTGGCAGAAATGTTTGTGGCAGTAAGTTGGGTAGCAGAGACGTTGGCCGCATAGATACTACCTGCCAAATGAATGTCATTTGAAGTTATGTCAAGATTGGCAAGGGAGGGTATTGTGGCAGCATTACCTGTCTGAAACCCATAGACCTTATTTGTAGCCCCAGCAGCAACATTAGGAGAGCCAACATTAGCCCATAAGCAGTTGCTGGTGTCTATTCCAAAGAAGACATTATCGCAGGGTAAGACATTGTTGACACCATAATCAAGGGCAACCCCAGTGCTGCCTACTGATGCTGTATTCGTTACAACATTCTCAAAGTAGTTTGTGTCGGCGGCGGCTAGATGTAAACCTATTTGGCTGGCGTGGCTCATATAGAGAGATAGGTTTCTCCACGTATCAAGGCAGGTATCGCTCAGGGTATACCCACCCCCAGTGCTCAACTTTACCAACTCTGAATTCGTTGCCCCAACAGAAGCGTAGCCCCAAACATTATCCCACACATTATTGCAGGTATTGTAGGGACTAGAGTTGCCTACGGTATCAGTTGCTATGCCTATTTGGCTTGGCTGATTGATTACCACGCTTACATTCTTTGCGTTTCCTGACTGGGCTGAATGGAGTTGTATTCCAACTGCAGCAGTTCCTACCGTGGTCTGAACAAGGAAGTCTTCGAGACCCCATCCTACAATGGGTCCTCCTGATACAAGTATGGCTGGTCCATTGTATTCAGAGTAGATGTAGGTTCCAAAAGTGCCATCGTGGGAGGTTCCCTTACCGCAGAGTTTTACATTATTGGAAGATAGGTTGATAGAACCCGCAACAAGGTAGAAAGTCCCTTTACTCAACACTACTGTATTTTTGCCCAAACTGACAGCCGATGCTATGGCAGTATTGATTGAGGCGGTGTCATCCCCTCCTGTAGGGGATACATAAATGGCATCTGGCATAGAGGCGGCGGAGATGGTGGTGGCAGTGATTGTAGTGGCAGTTAAAGTTGCTCCTGAGTATGCTGTAGCAGGGTCTGCAGCCGTTAAGGCACTTGCACCAAGATTATCCAGCCATCTTGCATTAGTAGCACAGGTGGCAGATGCTATAGTGTTGGGGAGATTGGAATAGTTAGTGGCAGAGACATTGGTGGCAGAAATGTTTGCCCCAGATATCACAGTAGCACTAACTGTAGTGGCTTTTACAGTACCTATTATGTGAACAGGAGCATTGGATATGTGCCCAGACGCACTGGTAAGAACGGAATCCGCCGATACCAATCCCGTATCAAAACTCCCATACTCTGTCAGTCCCGATGCCCCATACGAGGGTCTATATAGGTAAGTGCCCGATAATCCCATTATTGTTTAGTCCACCCACTTGATACTGCTGGTGTTTTAGTCCAAGCAGTGGTGCTCTTTGTTGGTCCATTCCAAGTTGTTGCTGGTTCCGTTATGGGAGTCCAAGAGTTTGCCTGTCCTACTCCTGCGAAGAAACCAGTTAGGAACCATCCACCTGTTTCAAACCAGTCCCCTCTTGCTTCTGAGGCTAGGGGGAATGACTCTGCTACAGGGGGTATCTTTGTCCAGTTTGTTACTATTGTCATTACTCTCTACTCCATCCGTGGTGGGGATGGCTTGCTCCCCCTGCCACCCTAAACATTCTAGCAAAAGTAGTCAAATCGTAGTCCGCAGGGGTCTTGAATCTTACGTGAACATCCTTGAAGATAAAGTCCCTTTCCCTCTTTATCATCTCTTGGATAGAGGCTCCATACAGTTTTGTAAACCTCTGTTCCGCAGGGGCATCATCTAGGAAGATTGCCCCCCTCATACAAGCCCCCCAGATTATAGCCTCAAAATGGAAGTTGGACAGATAATCTGTTTGGTTGTCATTAGAGGTATCCGTTTCTACCCATCTGGCTGGTTGAGCATAGTATTTGAATGTCAATGTGTAGACGGCTGCCGGGGTGGGGTAAAGGTCAAACTCCATTCCCCTATCCACATAGTAGTCCGGGGGTCCGGCAATGGACGAGGAGGACACATCTGTTATGTCTTCCAAAGGCAGTATCCTTACCGCAGCCGTATCCCCTATGTGGCTTTCAGCCAACTCATCAAACTCCCGGGGCATTATCCTGACCAGTTTCTTGCTTCCAGCCCACATATCCAAATGCCCAAGGTAGTCGGTAGGGAGCGCGTATCTGGCGCTCCCAGCGACTGTAGCTGCCGTAGATTCAACATACAGGTATTTGAAGTCATACTTTAGGGCCAAATCAAGCCTAGCGTCGTTAATCCACCCCCTGATTTGAACAGTCAAATCGGAGCGGTCTAGGTAGGATGCTACCCTATTCTGCATGTCTACGTAAATCATAATTACACCTATCCTTTATTCGGGCAATCCGTCTTCTTGTGAATACCCAATTCCCAAGGGCTAGTAAAGCCCCCTTTCCCGCAATCCTTACAGGTGAAGGTTCTCTTTACTTTTGCTTTTGGTTCTGGCGACTTTGATAAAGCATTCATCAGTTTCTCAAAGCCGGCTTCTAGCCTTGAATCGATTAAACTTACCACTCTCTCCTCAGTCAACTGAGACGCAACCTTGGGAGGTTCCTCGGGTAAAGGTTTCTCTGGAAGGACTGCTGGAGCAGATATGGTAGAAACTGCCCCCCGAATCATTGGAGGGGTTTTGGTCCCTTTGTCTGGTTCGGCTGATGTAAAAGTGTTGCCATAATCTTCATGATTAAGCAGCCACTGTATCATATCAGTGTCTTCCGTGTGATACTTGAAGTTCTGAAACTCAGCCCTTTCTCCTCTAAGTATGATTGGTCTCCTGTGATCGTCCATAATCCTATCTGAAGGCTTCCGGATCAATCGTAGTTCTCGGATCTTGCTTACGAACATCATTTTAAATAACCTCCTCTTCTGCTTTCTTCAGAAGTTTAAGCCGTAATTTATACACTACGTCTTCGTCAATTTGGGAGTTTCGTTTCTTATAATCAAAGAACTCCATTCCCACTCTCGCTTGCTCTTTCCTTATCGTTAAGATTGGAAAGAGTTGCTTTAAAACATTGTATGCTTTTTGGTCCCTCCACTTTGCCCTATACTGCCCATCGGACTTCTTTCCAATGTGGGCTCCAAACTTCTGTAGCAACTCCATCAGTTCGAAGTGCTTTGAAGTTATCCAAATGTATAGGGAGGATCTTTCACCCTTCTTTGGAGTTTCTATTCGCACACAGCCTAAGCCGTCAAACACACCCGCCATATATAGAATTTGGGGATTTATCGATTCAGTATCTTTCTTCATAGATACCTCCTTTCAGTTGGGAAATAATACTCTTCAGGATCTAACGAACCTCCAAGAATATTGACCATTCCCGGGTCTTTATAATTAAAGTCGGAAGTTAATCATACTGCGATTAACTTGTAACACCAGTTACTTTGCCGTGCTTAAGTTCGTTATGGAACTCCATGCCAACTTCGCAAATGTACTGGTCTTTGTAGATATCGTCGCCGGGATTCTGAATATCAGTTTCCATAGCCACGTCCCTGTTTTGCAGGTAACGATAAACGATATCCTCCAGTTCAAGTCCGAATGCATAGCCACCATAATAAGATAAGCTGGCTGGGCTACCGGCGTTTTCCAACATTAACTCTTTAACCAAGTTGATCGTGCCATGAGGAGAAATATACTGAGAAATGGCGATCCCGTAGGTTTTATCCTTTGGGAACATCTGTAACTTGCCCTGTGCCCAGAGCGAAATAACAGATAGGACGATAGGAGCCGCGAACACGTAACGGGCATTAGACCCGTAACGGAACAACGACCTCAACCACCCTTCCCACTCAGACTCCGTCATCGCACCTCCCATAGCCGTACTAACGGTCTGGATGTAGGCATCAATTCCGCCAGTAGTTCTATTGGGGGTCGCAGCAACTTCGTTAGGAACACCAAATAGGAAAGCTCTTTCGAGATCTCGCATCAACTCAATGCCTTTCTTCTTCCGCTGGTACGGTCTGTCTGCACCACCGTAAAGCTCGACATTAGCCATAGTTTTGGTAATTTCCACAGATTTTCTGAAGATCTGCAGGTAATTCCAAACATGCGCCGTCTTAGTACTCATCGTAGTAAGAGCGGTAGCGAGGGAACCTTCGTTAAATGCTGATCCAATGTCCACGATATTATCATTCGCTGATAAAGGAGCGGATGCCGCGGTCGAAGAAACTGCGAAACTTGAAGACACATAACCTCTGGTTACTAAATAAACCGGCAGCGTAGCATGGGCCGAAGTAACAAGCATAACTTCCCCCGATCGAGGAACCTTCAGGAGGTCGTTTGTGTTAAATATGGCGTCAGCCGCTGTGATCGATGTACCCGTTGAAAGCACATCGGCGGTTAAGGTAGTCCACGAAGGATTAAGAACGTCTTCAATCCATTCGATCTTGGTATTGATAGCGACTCGTTTATTCAGTTTGGAAACGAGCACATAAAGCGGTGCGGCGTTAGGCTCCAAAAGATAAATCTTGTCAGCCATATCAATAACCTTCTGATCGGACAGAATGGTATACGTAGTCGTAGCGTTGGTTATCATCGTAGGATATCCTGCTGTAGTCATAGTCTAAAGATTCACCACCTTTTCATTGGAATAGACGTGCATCCTAAATCTCTCCTAGTTTGAAGGATTTAGGACCAGAATTTACCATTTCATCGAACACTAGGTCCGCTGGAGTTTTAGGCTTCTCTGTAGCAGGTGGCGTCGCCCTCTGCTGAGGAGTCACCGGGTTGGTAGCGCCCGGAATGCCTGATAAGTTTCGACGTTGCTTAATCTCATTGAGAATGATGGTTTTGGCTTTTTCAACAGCCTCTGCCGTAACTTCCTCTCTGATCTTATCCACATCGATTGGCTGAGTTGTAGGTTGAGTAGGCACAGCTGGAGTAGACAGACCCAACTGTTGCTTTAAGGCTTCCACTTTCTGGGCTTTGAGATTCTTAGCCATATTGTAGACCAAAGGCAAGTTTCCGGGTTCTTTATCCAGATCTGGTCTGGCCTGTAAAATTGCCACGATCTCATCTCGGACTAAGTCAAAGTCAGGGTGAGCAGCTTTAAAGTTGTTAACGAAGTTGGCTTTTTGCAACGCAGTATGATACGCAAGTATCTTCTGGGATGCAATTCTGTCTGCCATTCTGGCCACTGCCTCAGTTGGCTTTTCGAAGAATTGAGAGTCATCGATCGGCTCGTCAGCAGCAGGAGCCACCGGGGCTGGCTGATACTGGGGCTGGGCAGTAAAGGATTGTAGAGTCTTTTCGAGTTCTACACGATCCCTTTTCTCTTTCTCTAATGCAGCCTTTATTTCACCATAGGACTTGGTCATTTTCTTGACCGAAGTCTGCACGTCCTTATCCTTGAATTCCTCAGGCAGGTCTCCAAGGATATCCAACCCATCCGTAACCGGCGCCGCTGGCTGTACAGGGGTTTCTGCCGGGGGAGTTGGGGGTGTAGGAGCCGGTGTAGGCTCCACAGCGGGCGGATTTTGAGGCGGGTTTTGCGGAGGAGGTTCATCCACCGCAAATAACGCATCAAGCTGTTCTCGTGTTTGGAGTCCCATTTGAGTATCTAAAACCTCTTTGGCTAACTCCTCCAATGTCTTCTTTTTTGGTTCCACCATTTTAACCTCTCCTTTTCTTAATGGCCTCAAGTTGCTCATTAGCCTTTTGACCATCTTTGATTCGCCCTTCTATGAACTTCACTAACTCGTCTAACTCACCAACAGCTCCCCACACCTCTGCTCTCTCTTGAGATGTTTTGGCTTGGAGTATACGATCTCGTGATAGTCTGGGCTCTATAAATCTGTTTAGGACAATCTGCCAACCGCGTGATTCCTTTAAAAGGCTTAACGCAGTTGCCTCATCTACCTCTTCTGTAAGTTTCGGAACCCTTTTCCTGTCAAACTCTGTTGACGAGGGAACCTCCGCTTCCATCACTATTTCTCTTCTTCCTGTTTCCATTACTTCTCCAATCCCAGAAGCTTCTTTAAGGTTGCGGCTTGCTCATCTATCTTACTTGGAAACTCCTCTGGTTTCAAGCGTGTCCTTAATTCTACTTCTGATGCGAGCCTATGGCCTTGGTCGTAACTGGCTCCTTTGATTATGTCCGCATACTCTATCATCTCGTGTAATAGAGTGGCGAACAACTCGTCCTCTCTTTGTCCGTCATCCAACCAAATCTCGTCCTTGGGGACAAAGTCATACTTACCGTAGTTCCCTCCTTCCGTGAAATCCAAATCCAAAGTTTCCCTTGCAAGTTTTCCGTCTATGATGTAGGCTTTCAGGCTACCCCAATCTCGGAATACTTTCTTGGGCATCTCCTTACTCTTGAAGGGAAGGTTTAACTCCTTATTTAGGGGGTATTCTTGGTCAGTATGAAGTTCTGCCATTATCCTTCAGCCTCCTGAAGATTACCTTGAGGACCGCCTTTGATAAGTCCTCCCCCAGCCACTCTGGCTATCTGGGACATCATTTCAACCGGTGTCTGGGTTCCCTGCCCGGGGACAGGAGGCGCGGGAGGTCTGGGCTGACCCTTACCGCCCGGTGGCTTCCGCCCACCCCCCTTACCCGGTCCACCTTGAGGAGGTGGTTGATTTCCTTGCTGCATCTGTTGCATCATCATCTGCTGCTGCATTTGCTGTTGGGCTTCCTGCTGCATTTGTTCAGGCGATTTCAATAACTTATCCTCATTCTTCAACTCAAGGACATCTATTACCATCTTGTGGAGTTCGTGCTGGTCTATCATAGGGTCTTTGGCAAACAACTTGTAAGCCTGCATAATCTGCTGGATTCTAACTTCTTTCAAAGCGGTAGTAGAAGAACCCATTGGCTGGAAGTGGTATTGCTTCAACATTACATCCGGGTCTTGGTTGTAAAAGTCCTCTGCTTCAAACTTCTCATAGTCTTCCTCCCCCAGTATCAACTTCATATCATCTTTGGGGAGAAACTGGTAATCCAACCACAGAAACATCTTTGCCAAATGCCTTACGACCGTGAACTCAAGCATCTTTACGATTGTATCAAACCTTATGTTAGATGCCTGCTGAAGTTTGACTATGCCTGTGGCTGTCTCTTTACGTTGAGGCGGGGCTCCTCGGCTATACTCGTATTCTCCTACAGCGTTATCTATGTCTCGCTTGATAACTTCCTCTTCTTGGTAAGCCGATTTGGTGATGTCTCGAGTGTCGAGGGGCTGGATAGCGTTCACATCATTCGTCATAATGACATTGCCGGGGTAAGATACTAACTGGTCAAAGTCGATATCCGCATACTTGTTTGCTACGAACATCCTATTTATGATCAGGTTGACGTTATCCATACGTTGGTTTCTAACCGAGTTTAACTCGTTCTGTAGATCTTTTGCCATTTCTGGCACGCCGATTCCATAAAGCTCATGCTGAACAGGAACATATCTAGCCATAATAAACGGAAGCAGCCCGGCAAAGGGATTGTTTTCCTCTTTCAGAATAACCTTCCTAGCCCCTATTACATAGATTTTGTCTTTATCCCAGTATTCTAGGCATTCTACAATCTTTCTGTCTGCGTCAAATCCATACTCATCCAGAATACCAATGTTGGTCAATCGGTCTCTCTTATACTGGTCTACGTTGATTTCTGCTTCGATGTAGTGTTCTACGTCTGCCACGTTCTTGTAGAAGCCCTGCCTCTCTAGGTCATATAACTCGTCTAAATCCATATAGGACAACTGGATTATGTATTTCATCTTCCTCATAGATGTTGCCCTGTAGTCAGGGAAGATATTGAAAAGATCGATCGGCTCTACATCTATGAAGTTGAAAGAGGATAGGTCGTCGTCATTGAACTTGGGGATAATCTTCATAAAGGATGTCCCATAGCAGCAACATTCCTTGAAGAAGGTAAGTATCTTGGTGAAGAACTCTAACTGCTCCTCATCCAATTGGTATTCCAAAACCCTTTCTAGTATGTGGGCGAGTTTCTCACTGGCTCCTTGCCTTGCCTGCACTGAAATGATGGGGCGGGTATTGAAAATGGTTCCCAACATCTTTGGAACCAAACTCTCGATTATGGAGAAGATGTAGGGGACAAAGACATTGCTCTTGTAGGGATACAACATAGGGTCTCTATAACTACGATACAACTTGTAGTACTCCCTCCACCTGTCCTCCCACGGCTCCCTCCACAGCCTAATGGCTTCGAAGAGCTCGGACACATACCCAGCGGGGTCTGTATTTATATCTCTTGGCATAGTTTATTCCTTCTTGTAGAGTTTCTCGAACCTCATCAAGGGATTCCATTTCACTCTTTTGTCTGTGTTATTGGGTTGCCTTGTGGGCGGGGGATTGGGAGCAAGGGATGTCTTGGGGATTACTGGCTCCCCCTTCTCATCGGGTCTAAAGTTATCCTCTGCTGTCTTCATTATACCACCTTCATTGCCTTACTGATAGTCATATCAGAATCTTTGTGGGAACTGGGTTTGAAGTCGATACCCACCTTCTTTAGTTTCTCTATTTCATCATGGGCTGTATCCAAAGCGTCTGGGAAAATATCTATGTAGTATCCTTCTACTTTCTCGGCATACCCCTTTACTTCCTCGATAACTTCGTCTAGATCATCGCCAATTGCTACTACGGCGGCAATCTCTGGCAATCCTACTCTCTCTGGAATAACGTAGTATTTGTCATTAATAATAGTGAGATTCCTAAACTTTATGTTATCCCTAAGTTCCTCTGGGAAGTTTATTGCTTGCCAATTCTTCTCTGCCCACGTAGAATGAATCATTATTTCTGCTCCATATTTACCAGCCGGAATTGGATCAATAACTTTCCCCTCTGCACCATACCAAATTATATCAGGAAGGTTTGTGTATAGTTTCTGGTAGAGTTCGGATGGGGGAGAACCTGCTCGGCAACAGGGATCAATGACGTAGGGCACCCTATCCTTCATCGTCAATCTCATCTCTGTGCTAAAGAAGTTCCTGTACCGATACTCTTTTAGAGCAGCTGCTAGCTTGGCATTTATATCCGTTACGGGCTTGGGCATATCGGAGTATTTGCTAAATACCCCCACATAGCCCTTGTCCTTTATCTCTATCCCCCACATTCCCTGAGTTGGAAACTGCCCGTCTATCGTGTATCCGTCATATCCGATCTCTACCGCATCGGGTATTGCATCCTCAACGATGAACTTCATTATCTCCTTTTTGGCTCCAAGCGTGTGCTCAAGTTCGTCCAGCTTTGGCTCAATAAGGTCATAGTTTTTGGAGTCAAAGGTCTCCATATCCCCCCGGGTAAACTCTATCTTCACCCATTGGTTTTCGTGGTCTTGTAAATACTCCCTCAAAGCATCCAGCCCAACTACGATATTGTACTTTCCTATCGGGATTTCCATACTACTCATGTACTCCTTTGCCTCTTCCCGATATATCTCTAACCCTTCTCCGTACCTACTCCCCCAAACTCTTTTTCCTATGCTATCCAAGTAAACTTGGAGGGATCCCCCGTATATGTCTGGGAACACGAATAAATCTACATCATTGACTACATCAAAAAAGCTATTGACCCTCTCTATTCCCGGGAGTCCGTACCCCACCAAAACATCATTAGATTTTGGAAAGGAAGATTCCCAAGGACTGTGGTAGTAAGTTTTGCCAAAATGCTTTGATAAAGTTATAGCAAACTCGACGAATGTCCCATAGTCATAAACTAAAACTGACTTGGAACTGTAATCTTGGAGCATACTATTCTCCCTTTATGGATAGTTTTTTCACTTTGCAAGGCTTGGCTTTAAGCCCAAACTCCTTGAATACTTTTTGAATGAGGCTATTTTTGAAAGGTTTACAAGAACACAGAATCAAATAAGCCCCGTCAGGCCACACATCCACTCCAATGAAAGAAGTGATTATGGTCTGAATGAAGACAAATCCTTCCCCTTTTCCATTCACGGGATAATTAAATATTTGAGGTTCGTGAGCGGCTTCCATGCCTATTTTATCTATGATTTCATCCACAAGATCTTTGGTTTTCTTTTCTGTGATGGCCCCTTCTACTGAAAAAGCCACCAGATATAGTTCATCCCCAAGTTTACCTTCCATCTAATGCCTCCTCGTACTTCTTCCAAGGTATTCTAAGAAAAGAAATAATCATCTTTTCTATTGCCATACATAAGAGATGCTCATCCCGGTATGGGGCGTCTGCCTCATCCCCGGGTTCTTCACTATCCATGTGTGATGCATCAAATTTTGTTATATCCTCTTCTGGGATTCCCCCTGCTTCCGTAAGAAGCTGCTCAACCAACTCATGGGTAAGTAGGATTTTATTGTATAGGGGGTTCCCGGTGTCTGCAATCAATAGTATCAACTTTCCATTTGAGTCATAGAAGTAATCCCCAAGCCCATCATTCCTAATATCCTTTTGAGGGATAAATTTGACTTCCATTTCCATTATTTTATCCTAACTGCTGCCACATTCCTAATCTCTGGACCTGTAGGCTTGACGGTAATCTTGGGTCTCTTTATGGTAGGACCCCCATCAAATGTCCAACTGGTGTGTTCCAAAGGAGCATTGTTCTTTCTCAAGGTCGGCTTCTTTGGCATTACTTCTCTACCTGTCCTTGATACCACCCAGCGCCCTGTCTCTGCCTCGTAGCAGCCAAAGTGTCTTTTGCTTTAGTAGTAGGAGACTTTGGAACGTATTTATCTGCCGCTTTGGACACATAATCTACAATCTTGCTTAAAGTCCCTTTCTCTTCCTTGCCGTTATTCTTCTTTGGCTCTTGCTCTGGTAGGTTCTTGGCTTCCCAAGCCCCACTATCCCAATCTGCCATTATTCTTACCTCCTATTCCCAATGGGCTCCCCCATCTCCCCCGTCCTCCAAGCATTCATCAGGGGAGGGAACCGCATGCTGGTGATCTTTCATTTCGATAGACAGTACTCTTAACTCATTAATAGGATCCTCCTGGAATAAAGATGGATGGCCATCTGGTTTCTTCCAAGATACCCCTTCTCTGGGCTTACGGTCCATTTTAAAATCTTGTGGACCAGTGGGTTCGTCCTTAACTCTACGTTGCCTGAAGAAGTATTGCGGATCCTCCTCCTGGGCTTTGTGTTCCGGAATCTTTGGTATCGTCATGCTGTCCACTGTCGCCATTCTTTTCACCCCCAAGTAACTTCAATAAGGTTGTTGAAAAATGTTTATCTGATAAGGCGAATATTACACCTTTTATAATGTCCGACAAGCCCACATGGTCAAAATTTACCACCTGTGGCTCGGGCTTATGTAGCCACATCTCCCATTGCTGTAAAGGGCTCCAGTTATCTTCTAACCTACCCGTCCTGTCCATGATGTTGGAGGAAGGTTCCCCGTAGGAGC